TACGATAACGCAGCGAAATGCAGCGTTGTAGAGCAATTAAGGGATGCTCAATAACTGTTAAGCAAAAAGCGGCCCTCTGCCAATGAAAAGGCAGAGGGCTGAGTTTTAATCTAAGGGTTTACATTCAGTTACAGTTTTTAGATAAATTTTGGGATCACCGTTCAATATCAAGTCTGCATATCCAATCGGATCATTGTAAATCAGATAGTCCAGCTCTGACCGCTGATACATATTGTCTGCAACCTCGTTCTCCACGGCGATGGTGTCAATGGCAATCATGCTCGAGTCGCCCTCGCCCTTGGAAAGTAATACAGCCGTCTCAACATGCGTGGACGAGGGGAAATGGATGCAAAGGATGCTAACGTATCCTGGTTCTACTTTGCCAAAACACACAAAGATCTACCTATTGTTCTCATACTTCATGAGATTTTTCCTTACATTTTTAAATTCCAATAGCCACTTCGTGCTGTTCCAACCCTCTCTAACACATTCATTTCTGCCAGTTCTTTTATATTTTTCTTAACTGCTCTTGCTGTAATTCCTAATCGTTCTGCCATCACAGTTTGTGTTATCTTTGAATTATCTGCAATCATATTTACGATTTTCTGTTGTGTTGCATTCAATTTCATTGGTGAACTTTTTGGTGAACTTTTTGGTGAACTTTGGTGAACTTCACTATACGACGGTCTGTATAAGTTCACTCTAAAACTATCTCCAATTTCTTTTAATTCCGGTTCCTTGATTCCATATTCCCGACAGGAACTAAACATTCTCTTTACACCAGTTCCCCAGCTTTCAATAATTCTCATTCTGCTAAATACTTCAGCAATACAGCGATTGCGAATTTTAGAGCCGCCTTCTTTTATCTGTTCTATCGTCAAACCTCCACACAACATTCCTGGCGAAGTAATTTCAACTCTGTCATCATAAACTGCGACCTGCACACATGCCCTGTCCAAAAAATTTCGATGTGTCGTAGCATTTACGATTGCTTCCCTAATTGCTTCTGTAGGCAATTCATACGAATCCGTTCTGACCAATCCATTTATTTCTGCTCCCAGATTAATATGTTTCAAAACGAATTTGTAAGCTTCTTCAATTTGTTCATAAAGCGGTCCTTCAAAATCTCTTTTATCAATAAAAACAACTCTTTCAACACCTTTGAATAATGCACACTGTATTTTAACAAATGGGAACGGGTTATTTGTAAGCATTACAAAAGCATTTGTAGGAACCAGCGTTCCCTCCAAATTCTTGATTACTCCCCAGTTAATCAAATTTTGAACTGTTACATCACGAACCTTTTCTTTTTCTGCTTTCGTCTTTGCCGCATCTACCATATACTTTTTGATAGCAGCACATAATTTTTCTGCCTGTTCTGCATCATACTTTTGTTCAACACAGACCATTTCGTCAAAAGAACGATTTGTTCCCTGAAAATCCAAATCCTTAATTATTGTGTCATCTGCCGGTCTTGATGTTCCTGATACTCTGATAAATGTCCCTGACTCTTTTCCAAGTGTTTTGATGTAATAAGGTCTATTTGCACCCGGATAAATTTCTACCACAATAACACATTTCCCCTCAATCGTATCAACTCCAATATTAGGAAAAATTTGCGGGTAACACATATCTGAAATTGTATTTGTTATTCCATCAATTATTTTAAACACCTCATTAGGATCAACACCCACAATCTCATGACTTTTATCATCAACACCAATAATAATCTTTCCACCTGCTGTATTAGCAAAAGCTACAACACTTTTTATATACTTTTCGCTCTTTTTAGGTACCTCTACCTTAAATTCTATATTGGATGATTCCCCCGCTTTGATTTCATCTGCTAACATGCTTTCCTCCACGCTTGAATCAATATAATTACAGCACATACGTCTTCTGTCAATATAACAATATAAACTCACGAATTTTCGAAAATATATGTTCTCGATATCTTTACTTCTCAATCATACTCCAAAATATTTAAAACAAGATATTTTGCAAACTCACAACTTGTATAAGAAGCATATTTCTGAAAATCATCACCTTTTTTTTCATCCGCAAAATCGCTTATTGATTTCAGGCAAATAGGTATTACGCTATTATCAATACCATAATTTGCAGCATAAAATACACCATATGATTCCATATCTAAGCCCACTGTTTTTCTTGAATGCTGCATTATCATATCATCTACAATTTTTGAATTACCAACCACCGCCGCACCACAAGCTAACGGCCCTAACACCAAATTCAAATCATGACTAATTGTTTGGCCTTTAAACTCCCTCTTTATTCCAAACAATTGTTGTGCGTAATCTCTTCTTAAAATACTCTCCATTCCTGAATCCAGTAAAATATGCTTAGGATCTGGTGAGAAAATAGCTTCCCCATTCTCCCCTGTTATGTATTTACCATTTGAATAATTCCAAACTTCAGTAGCTACTATTATATCCCCCAGATTTTTCCCTGAGCCTATACCAGCCGCAATTCCAACCATAATTAAATACTTTGGATGAAAATGATGTATTATATTTAGTGATAATGTTGAAGCTGCAGCCATTCCCATTTCTCTTTGTTGTGCATATACCACTTTTATATTTTTACCATTTGCCACTATATTTGCAAGATAATAATCTGTTGTATCGCTATCAAAATTTACTCGTTGGAAATCATGCTCTTTGAATGCATATTTTAAAGCTTCCATTTCGTTATTGACCGCACATATAATTGCAACATCACTTTTTTTAACATCTGAAAAACGCTCAATTGATTTCTCATATTTAAGAGCATATCGAATTTTATTTTTTATTACATTTTCCCATTCTACAGACTGTTCATCATATTTTAGTACCAGAAATTCTAGATTCTTTCCTAATTCCTTACATTTTTCTTGTAATGCATCATGCTCTGTCAAAATAATTATTTCCTTAGGTATCAATATCGAATCTGTCTCTAAGATTTCATCAATAAATTCCAACCCAGCGATTTCCGAGTCATCTTCCTCCCCTATGCATTCAGCTATTTTCAAATCCAACACAACCAAATCATATCTTATACTTTTCATTTGATCTTTAGCTGACTTCAAATCCAATACATGTTCTATTGAATCTGAAACCAACTCGTCAATTGTATTGATAACTGAATGTAGTCTTTTCAACTTCTTACTTTCATCATCTACTAATAGTATCTTCATTTCATCGTACCTCAAATATTCTTCAAATAATTTTCCAGTTCTGTTTTCCACTCTAATGATGATTCATCATAATGAATACAGCCCAGATAATAATTTGAATAATTCTCTTTCATTTGGTCATCAAGTTGCTCAAGATTTATTTTTTTTGTGTCATCCTCAATCACATCAAAAGCTGTGATAACCAATACTTTTACAGACAGTTCTTTCCTATCTATTTCATCTAAAATTTCAATACCGCCAAATGCCTCAAACTCATTTAGTTCTTCATCTTCCCCATTTATATCATAAAGTGGCAAACTCATATCTAATAAAACTATATCAAACTTGCCATTTCTTAATGCTAGCATACCTCCCATCAAAGAATTTACAACACTAATATTTTCAACACCTAACTCATCTTTTAAATAAGTTACTATATTGCTTTGCTTAACATTTTCATCTTCAACAAATAAAACTTTCATCTCTCTCCTTTCTATGCCATGATATTGGTAATTCCAATGAAGACAGAAATGCCAAATAAATTTTCTTCAATTTGGTACCATATTGCGTATGCAGCATCAATATTATACTGAAACGTTTTATACAACTTATAAAGTCCGGTTCCGCCCTCACTCTGTGAATATTTTTTTACAGTTTCTGTATTTTTTGTATTTGCAAAAATCACCCCTACCTTATCCCTTAATACATTTATATCTATATCCTCGCTAAGTGTATTGGAAATAGATAATTCTAAGAATCCGAGATCATCTACTTTAATTCTCTTTTTTTCGAATTCATCTTTTAATTCCTCTAATACAGCTTCATCACACACTTTATTTACATCAATATCAATTTCTAACTTCGAATAATCTGATATTCCCGAATGCTCTAATGCATTGTTTATCATAATATTCACAGCATCTACGAAATAAGGGAAATTTTCACCTTTGTATAGATTAGTATCACTAATATTTTTCTTCAAATTTATTTCTGCCATACCACCATTAAGCTGAGAAATAATTTCCAAACAAGTATCTACTAAATCGTCCATCGTGAAATCCAAATAAGTTACATCTTTTTTTTCAAATACATTTGCGAACTCTATTGTCTTTCCACCAATTTGAGATTTGCATAAATTTATGCTACTCGAAATCGATTTTACAGCATCCCTTACATCCTCATTCTTTATGTTTCCAACACTGCATGCTAATGCATTTAACTCTGCTTGGAAATAGTTCAAAAGATCTTCCTGTATTTTCTTTTTCAAAACAACAAAATAGTTAAGCGTATACTGCCATAAAAGATCAATAACCTGATCGTAAAAAGTATTAAAATCAATTATGTTATCCATATCAATTAGAAGAAGTTGATTGACACACATAGTAAAATCCAATAAGGCATTGTTTTCTTCTTTATATCTTATACTCAACCATTCTTTTTTTATTTCATCTACCTTTTTCTCAATATCGGCCGTAAATAATGACAAACATTTTTTAACTTTTCGGCTTCCCTTTGAATTTTCCGGTAAAATATGATCCCAATATTCATTTATTAGATATTCACTACTATCATTTTTTTCTTTTTTGGAAAGCAAATTATACTCTTGAAAAATTGTCGTTAATTGGTTTTTACAATAACCATGCCTTATTCTAGAACTCAGAAAGGTATTTAATCCATATTTTTCATTAAATAAAAATTCTTCTGTTATTGTTGTAATTATCCCTTTTAGTATTACCATTTTCTGAGAATATGTAGCATTATTTCGTATTTTATCATTAATATCATCGACAATTTTTTTCAAATCGCTTATGTATTCAGTGCTATATATATCATATGTCATTAACTCTTCATCCAAGTTCTTGACAGATAAATATCTATTGAAATCTTCTCTTAATGCTAATTCATTCTCCTTTTTAATGTTTTCCGTATCTACAAAAACTCTACTTTGATTAATCTGCTTAATTCGATCTTTAATACTACGTTGCTTAGTAATTGCAGTAATCTCAGCATAATATTTCTTCTTATTCTCTGAGTCTAACACAATTAAATTTTGAAGTATTTCTATTCTGATTTCCTCTACTCTGTTTCCTTCCGGATTCAAAATAATATCTCTTTTTATAAGATGCTGTATACATACCCTATCTAAAAATGTAACCAACGCAGGCCCTTTTTCTTCTCGTTCAATTACATCTTTTATAGATTTAAAATTATTATAATCCATATAATTTGAATACGCTATTCTTTGCTTCTTATAATCACTAGGCATACTTAAATAAACAAACACCACATAATTAAGATTTTTCTTAATTTCCTTAGTTAAATGATGCCTAATATTATCACTTGATCTTTGAATGTCGATTCTTCTTTGTAGATTATGATTTTTTAATATCGCATTTGTAATACATCTTACCTCTGATAAATAATCTTCACTATTTTCAAAAATAGTTATTTGTCGACGTAAGATTCTTTCTAAAAAGTAATTATTATCCTTGTTGATTTTATCAAGAGTTTTTATCGCATTTACATTATCCCCCTGCTGTATATATCTATCCGTTTCAAAAAGTAATTTTCTATTCTTATCTGATAATTGATCTGAAAGTTCTCCCATTCCATATTTAAACAAAAACAGTTGATAGGTTATCGGACACACATTTTTAAAAATTTCCAAAAATGCTTCCCTATTTGATATACAATTAAAACTCATCAAATTAGGAGAAATACACATATCATTAATTGCCGACATAAAACTCAATCTTTTTCTACTTTGCATAGATGTTTTTCTTGCTATAAACCCAATTACTTTATATTCCCAGCTTGTCCCTCTAACAACTTTTATATATGAAAACAATTTTTGTATTGCATCTGCTTCATATTCATTAACCATATATGCATTATACAACCAGCGATACACCCCATCATCAAAATGTGGTTCTTCATTAAGGAAAATATATGATTTTACCAATAAAATTATACACTGAAAATCCTGCGGTCTTCTTTCCAGATATTTATTACACTCTTCTATATAATTTTTATAATTGCCACTAGTATATGTCTCTAACAAAGAATAATATTCCAGTTGTTCTCCCGTAATTGGTTTAGGCTTTGTTATCAAAGAAAGATTCGCCAATCTAAAATCATCTAACTTCAATTCATAATTATCTACTTCACCTTCTACAAATCTCATCTGATCCGATATGACAAATGATTCATACATATCTATGATGGAAAATTGCGAATCAAACATAAGGGCAATTTCAATTTCTTCAATATCAAATTCCCTTTCCACATTGAATTTAAAGTTAATATATTTTCGAATAATCTCATTATCCTGAAGGTCTTCGTTATAACTATCTATTTTTTTCTTAAAGGATGTATAGCTGGTGTTTTCTTCTGCGAAATAACTTTCTAGTTCAAACAATGTATTTAACATAATATTATCACTAGCCTGAGTTTGAATTTCATCCAAGTACTTTTTATTTTTCTCTAATCCATAGATTTTTTCGTACAGAAGCATCTTTTTTGATATACTCCATACCGACAGTCCTACTTCTGCTTCTATTTCTGTTAAAACATTTAATGCCAACTCATATTCCTGCAAAAAAAGGTGCTTTTCAAATTCAGTCTTTAACTCCACATATTTTTCGATTTTATAAATATATTTATTAAAAATTGACATATAATACTTTCTTAAAAAGTCAATTTGAATATCAGAATTTAATACTAATTTTTTACTACACATATCTTGAATGCTCTGCGGAAATAATATCTTATCCATACGTTTCTTCATAGATATGTTGTTATCAACCGTTCGCAAAATTCTTGATATATCGTCTTCCTCTGAGAAGAAGACTATTTTATAAAACTTATTTTTATAAGTTATTTTCTCTTTGGCAAAATCAAATAAATATTTTCTTCTATATTCTCTGTTCATCTGCGCATTCCCCATCTACACCGTAAAACATCTCATGTAAGATGCTATCGTTTCGTGTATCAATACCATTATTTTCCCCTACAGAAAAATATTACAATCAACAACTATTGTGATATTCTACCATATTTCAGCTCACTTTTCTATCCATAAAGCCTCGATTTTGCACGTTTTTTCGATATGTTTAATTTTAATTCTATTAAATCCTAAAACTGTAATCTATTTTCTTTATTCGCTTACGCCAACAATAAAATGCCCGGCAGCCACTCCAGGCACTTTATTCTTGTCACAAGTCGGCAGGAATAACTTATTAACTTATCTTTATTCAGTTGTCATCTCCGTCCCCTCTTACATTTCTCTGATTTCCTGCTCCATCACGATACCCGATTTAAACTGTATCATCAGCCGCTCCTTTGAAATCACCTTTATTTGGCTGATCAGCATCCGTACAAGACCATCGTCATATTCCACAAGCTGGCAGGAGGTATGGTTCAGGAACCGGTCCATCTCATTGACCCGCTGTTCATAATTTTCCGCAAGCCGTCGCGACACGTTCTCCTTTTTCTGTGCTTCCTTCAGCTCATTGATTTCATCTGAAATCTTTCGATACCGTTCATCGAATTCATCTGTGTATGCCCCCTGTTTGGCATTTTCCATAACAAGGGCAACCATTTCATCCTGTTTCTTTTTGATTTTCTCATCATACTCGTCCGGTCCTTTTTTATAGCTGCCGATTACCCGGATGACATTCTGCCGGAAAGCATCTACAAAATCTCCATTATCGCCTGTAATTTTCTGCATGGCCTCCATGATGGCATTATGTAATGCCTCCTCTTCCAGTGTGGGGAAATCCTTGCATTTTTTCGTGCCATTCTCCAATCGGTTGGTGCAGCGCCAGACGATTTTCTTCTTCTCATTTCTCGACCAGGTGACACGACGGTAATCCTGGTCGCATTCCCCACAGATGACAATTCCCGTTAGTGCATACATGGATGAATATTTGCTTTGCTGGTTTTTCTTTCTGGATACTGCGGGCTTCCACATAGATGCACGGCGTGCTATTTCTTCCTGCACCTGATAAAAAAGCTCCTTGGAGATAATCGCTTCATGGTCATCCTCGACATAATACTGAGGGACAATTCCATTATTCATCACCTTCCGTTTTGTCAGGAAGTCTACTGTATATGTTTTCTGCAGCAGGGCATCTCCCATATACTTTTCATTGGACAGCATCCGGCGGACCACCGTTTCTTCCCATTTATCCAGTCCTGTTGCTGTTTTGATTCCCTGTGCTCCCAGATATCTTGCAATCTTCTCAGCAGATAAGCCCTCAAGGTAAAGCCGGAATACCAGTTTTACTACTTCCACTTCTTCCGGGACAATGACCAGCTCGCCTTCCGAGTTCTTTGTGTAGCCCATAAATTTATTATGGTTGACCATGACCTTGCCCTTTTCAAAGCGCCGTACAATCCCCCATTTTACGTTCTCACTGATGTTACGGCTCTCTTCCTGGGCCAGACTGCTCAGGATTGTAATCAGGATTTCTCCGGTGCCGTCCAGCGTATTGATATTTTCTTTTTCAAAGATTACCGCGATATTTTTCTCTTTCAGCTTCCGGATCGTCATCAGGGAGTCTACGGTGTTTCTTGCAAACCGGCTGACTGACTTTGTGATGATGATGTCGATTTTTCCATCCAGCGCATCCTTTATCATCGCATTGAAATCCGACCGTTTCTTCGTATTCGTGCCGCTTTTCCCGTCATCGGCATAAATACCTGCCAGAGTCCAGCTGTCCGTCCGTTTGATCTTTTCCGAATAATGCTCTACCTGTGCTTCATAGCTGCCATCCTGTTCATCAAGGTCTGTACTGACCCTGCAGTATGCCGCGATACGCAGGCGCTTTTCCACCAACGGAGTTGCACGGTCATATCCTGCTTCGCCGGTATAATGGCTATTTTCTTAGCTGTCATCGCCATTTTTCTCTCCTTTCCGATCCGCTGTGGGACCATAATAAACTGTAACACTGCTTCCATTGGAGAAAAACACTTTTGTTGAATTATCTTTATATACCACAATCTGCTGAATCAGTTCCCGGTACAGTTCCTCATCGAATTCTTTCAGATATGCCCTTCAGTGCCTCTTTCATCTTTTCCGTCTGCAGCTCCTCATCCTGAATTTCCAGCGTCTGGTAACGCTCTGCTGCTCTTTCAAGCAGAAGCTCCATCAAGTTATCCGCGCCCTCCGCTTTTACCTGCTTCACCTGACGCTCCAGTCTCCGATAATCGGCACTCACCTTCTTTTCTTTCGGAGCTACTTTGATCAGCTTGGGCTTTTTCATAATCTGATTGATTGCATCCACACATACCTGTTTTACCTGCTCGTCTGTGATGAATCCTCCGGCGCAGAACAGCCGGTTTTGTTGGATATAATTTTTGCATTTCCACTTAGGTTCCACCTTCTTCTCTTTCGGCGGCATGTAATGATGATAGTCCGCACCGCATGTGCCGCACACCAGCACTCCACTGAAAAGCAGCTTTTCCGGCTGCAGTTTTCTATATTTGCCATGACCATACTGCACCTTCCTATGCGCTCTCCGTTTCTGGATCCGTTCAAACAAATCCTGTTCAATGATCTGCGGATAATACTTTGTCCCCAGGTAATTATGATTTTCCAGGATTTTTCCAACTGCCACATGGGTCCAGGCTACCCTGTCATGGGAATTCGGTATCTTTCTGTCAATCAACACCTGCGCAATCCTGCCGGTAGATATCCCGCTGTCATATTCCTGAAAAATCCATTTCACTGTTTTGCTGTGTTCTTCGTTTATCACGATCTTCCCGTCTGAAATCTCATATCCGATTGGAGTATGCCACTGCATCCGCTTTTCCTCCTTCCTTTTCTATAAAGGTCAGTCCATTCTGTATGTAAAAAACAATCTCTCGCTCCTTTGTGATATGGATTTCCTTTACCATCAGATTGAACAAATCATCCCGGAACTCTTCCAGCAGCCCCCCCTTCGTCCTGAAGCAGCCGGATAAGCCGTTCTGTGCTTGCAATCTCTTTTATCCCCGGCCGTTTGCTGTGAAGTAATGCCTTTCTTCGTTTACAGTCCAGCAGCCTGAGACCAATATCATTGTTTTTTTCGTAAAAAAGAGCAGAGTCCATATATCCTTTCCTCATTACCTGACTCAGGATCAGCCTCTGCTCGTTCAAATCGTTTATCTCTTTATTCAGTTCTTCTACCGCTTCAGACTCCTGCTGGCCTTCCACCATCTCACACAGTTCTCTCAGCAGCGGTTCCAATATTATTATCAAGCACTCTCTAGCAAACTCATTCTCTGTTTTTCAAGCAAATTGAAAGAAGTCTCAGCATAACCAAATCTGACGTATTTTCCATCAGATTGTTTTATCCTGAGACTTCTTGTGTTATCATATTTCCTTGTAGCTCGAAAATAAAAAAGCAGAAATCTCCCCGACCAAAGTTTGACTTCTGCTTTCAACCAACACATAGTACTGGCTACGCCTCACTATGCACACGATTATGATAACAGTTGAAACAGAAAACTACAACCATATTTCTCAGGATTTTTATAATAATACGATAAATTCTCTTGATCTGGCACTTATTCCATGCACTTGCGGACATTCAGGGTGCCTGATCCATCATGGCGTTTACAAACGCAGCATCCAGCTCGCTGATACGCTAATTACGCTCTCTGTGATCCGGATATACTGTAAAGAGTGTGGTCATACACATGCTCTCCTTCTTTCCTCCATGGTTCCCTATTTCCAGATTCCTCTCCAGCTATACGTCAACACGATTATTGCCGCTGAGCATCAGACTGGCTTTGCCTCTCTATTGGACGGACGGGTCTGCGTTGATGAAAACAACCTGAAATCCATTCTCAGGAACTACCGTCTCCACTGGTGCGAACGGTTACGGGCGGTATCCCTCTGTTTGACAGATTTGTCCAGGCTGGTTTCCGGATGTTTCTCACACTTTTCCAGGCAGTTCATGCAGATTAAAACCACCAGGAACATACTTTTTGTTCCACCCACATAACCTTACACGACAGCCTTCATACTTTCCAGTATCCTTGTGAAAAAGGAGGTTTAACACTATGAAACAGGAAAAACAACAGGAAATCGCTCTGATGCGGTACAGAACGATTGCTCCGCTTATCGCAGGTCTTGATGAAAACTATCCCAGCAAGTCTGCTTTTTACACGGAAATCTCTGCAAAAGGAATTCTCGGACCTGATGGAAAACTTCACAATTATGCCCCCGCTACCATCGAAAAATGGTATCTGAACTACCAGAAGCACGGATTTGATGGTCTCATTCCGAAAGGTCGTTCCGATGCAGGTATGAGCAGGAAGCTGGATGATGAACTTCAGGAAAGAATCCGCTACTTCAAGTCCAACTATCCCCGCATGTCCGCAGCAGTCATCTACAGACAGCTGAAATCAGATGGTTCCGTGATTCACGGACAGGTGTCAGAATCTACCGTCTGCCGCTTTGTAAATCAGTTGCAGAACGAACTTAGGCAGACTCCGAACAAGGATATGAGGCGTTATGAACGTCCGCATATCAATGAGGTCTGGTGTGGAGACAGCAGTGTCGGTCCCCGTCTTACCGATGAGAGCGGCAAAAAGCACCGTGTTTATATCATCGCACTCATTGATGATGCCAGCAGGTTCATCACCGGGATTGATGTCTTTTATAATGATAACTTCATCAATCTTTTATCCGTTATGAAATCAGCGGTTGCCAAGTACGGGCGCCCGAAGGTATTCAACTTCGATAACGGCAAGTCTTATAAAAACAAACAGATGGAACTGCTCGCCGCAAGGATTGGCTCCACACTCAGCTACTGCCAGCCTTACACCCCTACCGGCAAAGCCAAGATTGAACGCTGGTTCCGTACCATGAAAGACCAGTGGATGGCTTCTCTTGATATGCGGGATTTTCATTCCCTTGATCAGCTGCGTGGCAGCCTGTTTGCATTTGTACAGCAGTATAACCAGTCCCCTCATTCCTCCCTTCATGGAATGTCGCCGCAGGACAGGTTCTTTAAAGAACCGAAACAGATCCGCCGCCTTTCCGATGACGACATCGCCAAAGACTTTCTTCTGGAAATCGAGCGTCGCGTCTCTGCTGACAGTGTCATCGTCATCGACCAGATTGAATACGAAGTGGATTACCGGTTTGCACGCCAGCGCATCCGTCTTCGCTATTCCCCTGATATGAAGGAAATTTTCATCGTGGAGACTGGTGGGGCATTGACTCCCATCCGCCTTCTCAACAAGACAGAGAATGCCGAAATCAAACGTGAAAAAGTACGCTTATGCAAAGGAGACGATTAACCATGGATTACACAGCAAGATATGGGCTGGAGTTCAACCCGTTCTTAAAAAACTCAAAAGAAGTCCTTGTTGAAACGCAGGAATACAAGGAAACCATATTCCGCCTTAACTACCTGCTTGCAACAAAAGGCTTCGGACTTCTTACCGGAAGCGCTGGAAGAGGCAAGACTACTGCCGTCCGCAGCTGGGCTTCCGGGCTTAACTCTTCCCTTTATAAGGTCGTCTATTCCAGCCTTTCCACCCTGACTGTGAATGATTTTTACCGTAACCTTGCATTACAGCTTGGTGCACAGCCCGCTTTTCGAAAAACAGACAACTTTCGGATCATACAGGAAGAAATTACCCGGTCTGTCCTTGAAAAACGTCAGACACCGGTCATTATCATCGATGAGGCGAATTACATCGGAAATGCTGTGCTCAACGACCTGAAGATGCTGTTCAACTTTGAAATGGATTCCAGGGACAGGGCTGTCATCCTGCTTTCCGGTTTACCCCAGCTCAACAGCACCCTTCGTTTGAGCATCCATGAACCTTTTCGCCAGAGGATTGTCATGAATTATAACCTTGAGGGCATGACAAAAGCAGAAGAACATTCCTATATAAATGCCAAACTCAAAGGTGCTGGCTGTACCCAGACTGTATTTGAGGAGAATGCCCTTGAAGCAATCCTGAATGCAGCCAATGGTACTCCACGTATGATCAACAAGCTATGCAACGCAAGCCTTTTAGTTGGAAACAGCGCAAACTTAAATATCATAACCGCCGATGCAGTCATGCAGGCTATCAATGACTGTGAGCTCGGTTAACTCTGGAACCATCATGTAATCTGCATGATGGTTCTTCTGCATAAAATACCATGACGGAATGCCCGAAAATATTTTGCCTTATGACATCTTCAAACATTGAAATATACCTGTTTTAATCTGACGAATGAAGCAGCGTTTAATTTGCCGGATAACACCTCACATCGCTTTATATCCATTTTCATTATCTCTAATAATTCTGTATTCATCTCTCTTCCTCCCAAAATCACATTGAAATTATATCATTTAATTTTCTCAAATCTTCTTCAACATCACGGTCTGTCCAGCAAGAACTAATATTTTTCCTTTTACACATTTCTGCTTTTGTATCTCCGAAAGCACTCCTTGTTTTTTCGAGATTTTTTTCTGTTACATTTTTCCCTATTGCATTCCTTCTCCAACCACAAAAATATATTTTAGCCTCTTCTTCAATATTTCTCCTTTTAGCGGCAACTCCTAATACTTCTCTATAATTCGGACGCATTTTAAATTCCTTTGGTATTCTTCTATTCAATGCTTCAAAAAAATCAAATGGAACAAACTTATGTGTTGGGTCGTATTTTATTTCAAGATATGCTATCAGTTTTTTATAATCCGCAATGAAGCTTTGGGTTTTATAGCCTTTTTCTATCTCAAGTTCGAATACTTTTGGTGATAATCCTAATGTTGTTAAATACAAACGATATGGAATTATATCTGTCAAAAAAATGCAACTAAAAATTTTTCCATTAAATTCAAATGGAAAAGTTGCTCTTTCTTCCCCTTTTGCTATCATATCTTTGTGCAATAACTTTAAAGCTGTAAATTCAAACATCTTCACCCAATCACCCTACTTTCGTTTTTTATATCAATTTCTTTTACAAACTATTTTGCCAAAAAGTATCCTTTCGCCAAATTATATATCATCCGTTCCCCAAAGCCTATCCCCTGGGGTAAATCAATTCCCTCATAGCCACTCTGCGGAAACTGAAACACACATCTATTTTTCTTCCAAAATTGCAGAAACCTTTGATTTACTGCGGTTTTCGGGACAGAAGGCAAACAGTCTCCACATGTGTTGAGGGTGTGAAACAGATTCCTGAAAAGCAGATTTTGTCCCTGACGGGAACCGATTACTCGCCTAAAATCCATTCATAGTTTTACTTTTATATCTTTACTCTAGGTTCAAAGTATTTTCATAATTCTTAATATCTTTCTTTTAACCTTTCGTTGCAAACTATATACTTATCACATTAAACTACTAATTTCTTCCTTGGTATTTCCTATATATTCAATCATATAAACCTTTCCCTAAACAACACTTTTTAAATTTCTTTCCGCTTCCACAAGGACACAAATCGTTTCTTCCGGTTTTCAACTTCTTTGATGGCATACCCAATTCTGCTGGCCTATGTCCTTTATCGATCAATGCAAATTCTTTTATCTTATACAGATATTCTGCAATCACCAAGATTGCCTGGAATAAGTGTAATGCTTCGTTTTCAAATTCCAAAAGGTATTCTGTCCTACTCTTCAATCTATCTTTAGGATCTGGTATATATGTTATTTGTTGAGAAATCGCATCATATTTAACATCATTATGTCCTATTGCATTGCGCAATTTCGCATTAATGATAACCTGCAAATACTCCGTATAAATTTCTTCACTATCACATAAGTGATATCTATTTGCTTTGGAAAGCCCAAAGAAATCGTCCAAAGAATTAACTCTTCTTTCTAATCCAGGTTTGACTTTCTTGAAATTTCCTCGAAACTTTATGTTGTTTAACGCAACTGGTAAAATTAATATATTTCCCAAAGCTTCATATACATCTAAATAAAACTGTTTTACCAAATCAAAACTGCTTGTTGTCGATCCTTCCTCTGCAAAGTCGATGCTATCTGCTTTACAAAACTGAGTAGCAAATGCTGGGATCAAGTATTGATAAACCTCAATAAACTCGCTCAGCATTTGATAGATTGTAGATTGCAAATCTTCCAATCTATATCCTTCATGAGCATTTAAATACTCTATCAATTCTCTTATCTGATCAAAATCCAACTTTAGCACACTATCACTTACTTCATGTTCTGAAATAACATCATCCCTCAACGGTGTAATAAATCCCATAATCTCTACCAGATGCACCGCTCTTAAAATTTCCAACTCATTAGTTCCTGGAGCAAACTGCTCTGGAATCAGTTTCTTCACCTCTTGAATTAGATAGCCTTTATTTCCGTTCTGAGACAAATCCAATATTCTTTTATATTGTGCCCAGTTCTGTGCAGTTTCCATTAATCTGGATACACTTCTTGTAAATTTCTCATATCCATTATTCTCCTGCATTCGACTTTGGTTTCTCATAAATGGAGATGGTACAAACTCTCTCTCATCAGTACTTAGCTTTTTAGTTGGAAATTCTCCGGAACATTCAACAACATAATCTGCCGATTCATCCTCTCTTAGAATTTCTGCATTCTCAAAACTGAATTCCAATCCCGGCATATCCTGCCCTATTTTAACTTTTCCATTTAAAGAAATCCCACATTTTCTACACGCTACGACAATTGGATGTTCCTCCTGCCAACCAACTTGTAACCTGACTCGTGTTATACTGCCACAGACATGACATCTTATAAAACAATTGTATACCACCCCATGTTCCTCCTCGTGTAGTCTATTTTAATATCATTCCAAATTTTCTTTCACCCATATTTAATCACTCTTCTGGGCAAGAACATTCAACACCACATTTTCTCCAAAATTTAGCCGTTGCCAAATTCGGTGGTTCTACACGAATATCTCTTGGATTGATGCTGTTCATATCAAAAAATTGTTTTATGATTTTCTCACCCATTCCCTGATTCCTCATAAAAGGTACAACTTCTAAACATGAAATATTATACTTTCCACTCTGTTCAATAAAGTAGTATAAAAATGCAGTTATATTTCCAAAACTGTCTTTTATTTTCCACAAATAAGCATTATTCCTCCAGACAAAATCTGGTAAAATAAATTCCCATGCTAATATCAATTTGTATTCTTTTTTGTATATTTTAATTTCCTCACTATAACATTTTTCAAATTGGAATAAATCCGTTTTTTCCATACTACTTTCTTTTACTATTGTACACGTTTCCAAATATTTATTTATATGAAAATCTTGCTCCTCATGTGACAATTTTGGTTTTTCACCAAACAGCGACTCATACATCTTAGCACTCTCAGGAGTATAATCAATAACACTATGTACTAATCTCTGTTTGAACCTCTCGACCCAAATTTCTCCATGAAGTGGCAGCCAATAATTAACTATATCAAAAGCACTCCATTTCTCAATCTGCCCATCGTATAATTTCATTTCAAATAAAATCTTTTTAATCTGTTCTTTTTGAACAGCATCCACTATAATATATTCTTTTTTTGTCCATCCCGAAACTCTATAAACACTACATTCAATAGGCATAATTGGCTTTTTATACCAATACTCATGTGTTAGTGCTGCATCTGGCACAAGTCCTTCTTCATATAGTTTATTCCAACCGACCAGATTTGGATCATCTTCATTAATTTTAACCTTATAAACTCTAACCAATCCTACTTCATCATCAAATTTGTTTACGATTTCCGCTGATTTAAGACATTCCAGAATACTAGGCGCTAAACAGATTCTCTTTTCTGTATAATTCTCACCTATTTCTGTTTCATCTGGTATCTTGGGAATCAAAATACTCTGAATTGGTTTCTCTAGTGATGTTATATGATATAAAATCACTTTTTCTCCTCCGCTTACATATTTGATTCTTAAACTTAAACCTTCCCGTTAAGCAATTATAATACGCTTTAACTAATAAAAGGGTTACCACCTTCCGGCAACCCTTCTATCATTTTTTACTACAAAATCAATCTTATTTGTAATTTATCACTAAATCAAGCCCCTCTTTTACCCGCCAATGCACGAACCTCCTCTACAGATAACTGAGAAATCTCAGCAATCTCCTCAAAAGACATCGCACCTTTTTTCAAAAGTCTGCTTGCCACTTCTTTTCTTTCCGCTAACCGTGCTGCCAAAGCAGCCTCATCCCGCATATCTTCCATTGCCTTACACATAGCCGCCACTCCTTTCTCATCTTCCTTGAAATATCTTACACGTTCTGCCAATGTTCTATACTTTATATCCTTCGCATTTGTACAGGAAAAATCATGCATCAGGGTCCCTATGGGCGATTCATCCCGGTATTCGCCATTCACATATAAAATATGTGCCTCATCGCCAAAGTTCTCACCAGTTTCTTTGATTACCCGGTCAATATGATAAATCGGTTTTCCCTTTCCCAGCACATCATGCTCTGTAATAAAGATTACATAAGTTTCCACCAGATTTTCCAGCTTTTCTCCCGGCTCAGTCACATTAGCATCGATCAAACTGCTGTGATATCTGGCTCTCTTTGCTCCCGCACCGCGATCTGCTCTCTGGATTTCTACATTATATCTTTTTCCGGCATGATCCGTCGCATAAATATCAAAAATAATTGATCTGCCCTGCAGATTTTTAAGCTGATGCTGGATTGCTACCTTTTCCACCTTCAAATCATCTCTGCCAAGCACAATCTGCAGCACCAGTTCCGTACATTCGATATTTTCCTCAAAACATTTTGACATAAAGTCATCATCCATCAGACGAAATCCACGGATTCTCTGCAGATCTTCCGGTCTGAACTTTTCTTCCCAATCCTTACTCATCTCTCTGCTTCCTTTCTCTGCCTGTTTTTATCAGAAGCATATACTTTCCCTATCATACTTAAATTTTATCACAGGCACACTTCTGTTGCAAGGTTCGCTCTGCCTCATTTTATGTTTAGATTTTATATTTTTAACCCGACGGTTCCCGTATTTCTTTCCTGATATCAATTTCTAATTTTCCCACTTATCCAGCCTCTGCACCATCACGATCCCCGACCGGAACTGAAGCTCGATCTTATTCTGATTAATAACCTTAACCGTCTGGATCAGCCTCCACACCAGATCATTATCAAATTCCCTGCTCAGTACCCCTGCTTTCCTTATATAATCGTCCACCTCTCCAGCTCTCTGATCATAGGCTTCTGCCAGACGTTGTTCCTTCCTGGACTGTTCTTTTCTCTTTCTCAACTCCTTCAGATGCGCCGTAACTCTCCGGTATTCCCGATCAAAATCTTCCTCTCCGCAGTTTCCTTTGGCACTTTCCTCAATCAGCGACATCAGATGCTTCTCCAGTTCCTGAATCTCTGTATTGTATTCTGTCGGTTTTGCTTTGTTTCCATAGCTTCCGATAATCCGGATCACGTTTTCACGGAATGCCTGCACAAATTCGCCCTGATCCTCTACCACCTTGCCAATTGCCATCATGATGGCTTCATGAAGGATTTCCTCTTTTAATGTCGGGGAATTTTTACACCGCTCGGAACCATGTTTCAACCGGTTATCACATCTCCACACAGCGCTTTTCTTTCCATATTTAGACCACACCTGCCTCCGGTAGGGCTGTCCGCATTCTGCGCAGATCATCAGACCCGACAGCGCATACTTGCCGCTGTACTTACTCTTCTCCTCTCCCCTCTTTTTCTTGATGGCTGCCCGGTAAATATTTCCTCGTCTGGCTTTCTCCTCCTGTACCCGGTAAAATAATTCTTTTGGTATGATGGCTTCATGGTCATCCTCTATATAATACTGGGGAACAATCCCCTTATTGACTACCTTCTTCTTCGTCAGAAAATCTACGGTATAGGTCTTCTGCAGGAGGGCATCCCCCATGTATTTCTCATTGGTCAGCATCTTATCAATCACGGTTGCCTGCCATACGGTATTGCCGGTCACTGTCCTGATCCCCTCTGATTCCAGGATTCTTTTAATCCTATAGCTGCTGTTCCCCTCCAGAAAAAGCCTGTATATTCTCCGCACCAGTTCCGCCTCTTCCGGTACTACCACCAGATTTCCGTCCTTATCCTTCGTATATCCAAGGAACTTATTGTGGTTGACAATAACCTGTCCTGCTTCAAACCGTCTCACAATTCCCCAGTGACAGTTTTCGCTGATATTCCGGCTTTCCTCCTGTGCCTGGCTGCTTAGGATCGTAATCAGCAGTTCTCCGCTTCCCTCTAGCGTGTTAATCCCCTCTTTTTCAAAAAATACAGCAATGTTCTTTTCTTTTAGCTTCCGGATATTTGTCAGGGAGTCTACGGTATTTCTGGCAAAACGGCTGATGGATTTTGTAATGACCATGTCAATCTTTCCTGCCATGCAGTCATCGATCATGGACTGGAAATCCGCTCTTTTTCTGGTACTTGTCGCGCTCTTTCCGTCATCTGCATAAATCCCTGCCAGTTTCCAGTTCGGATTGCTTTTGATTTTCTCTGTATAATATTGTACCTGAGCTTCATAACTGGATTCCTGCTGTTCCATCAGGGTGCTAACACGGCAGTAGGCTGCCACCCGAAGGGTTCGCATTTGCGGCCGGATGCTCCGGTCATACGCCGGTTTTGCCGGTATGATCGATATGTTCTTTTTTATACTTGCCTCCATCACTGCTTCCCGCCTCCATCTTCTTTTATCTGGATTACGACTCCATTCTTCATATGTACATCCATGGTTCCATTCTTAAAAACCATGATTTTCTCCACTGTCTTTTGAAAATACCCTTCATTAAATTGCTCCTGTTTTCCACCTCTGCACAGGCTTTCCTCCATCTGTTCTGTATAATAAGACCAGTTTTGTATCTCCGTGGATTGATACTGTTCCATTGCCCTCTCGTAAAGCAATGTTTTGATCTCTTCTGCCGAAAACTCTTCAATCTGCAGAAGTTCTTCAATCTGTCTTGTCAGCTTCCTGTATTTGGGTGTTTCCACTGCTGCGCTCTCTTTCTGAACCTCCTGTGCCAGTTCCGGATGCTCCACCACCAGATTCATGGCTGTTAGTGCTGCATTTTTTATCTGCTCCTCTGACAGAATCCGGTTTCCGCAGGATACCTTCCTCCCATTCTGATACTTGGAACATTTCCAGCACCATTTATCTTCTCCGGGCTTTTGCCGCTTCTTCGCATATTTTCGATATTCTAATCCACACGTTCCGCAAAAGATCTTTCCATTCAAAATGCCCTTGCCTGCATGACTGTTTGGATGATACCTGCGTCCCAGCTGGCTGGTTCTATTTTCCCGTCTCTCCTGTACCTGCAGAAACAACTCCTTTGAAATAATTGGCGGATAATATTCATCCCCGCAATATCTTGGGTTCTTCAGCAAATTTCCGATAGAGGCATGACTCCATGAAGGATGTCCGTTTGCATTCAGCACTCCCAACTCTGTCATCCACTTTGCAATTCCATAAGTGGTAGATCCTTCCAAATAATCCCGAAAAATACGTTGTACCAACTCTGCCTCTTCCGGGACAACCTCTGCCCTGCCATTTTGAATTCGATATCCGATTGGAAAACGCTTTTGCCGTTTAATTCCTGCCATCTTCCAATCCCCCTTCCTCCAATGACTCTTCCAGCTCCAATCCATTTTTCAGGCAGAACCGGATTTTCTGCCCCGGATATACCGTTGCATGGTCAATGATCATCAAAAATGCTTCTTCTTCATAATTTTCCATTCTGGTTGGGCGGCTCCGAAATACAGTCAGCAGATATTCTGTTTGCATGATCTCCTGTTCAAAGAACTGATCCGCCTCTAAAAGCTGCCGCCTATGGATTAGCGTTTCCAATTCTGAATCCAGCTGGTTCCGCCTTTCTATAAAAACAGCAGAGCCAATATTGCCGTCCACCAGGACCTGCCGCAACATGTAGCTCTGCTTTCTCAATTCCTCTATTTGATAATTTAACTTCCGAATCTCCCTTTCCTGCTTTGGATCTCTTGGGACTGCTTTAAGCCCAGCCAGTAAAGGCATCAATATTTCCTCATAATTTCCTGCCATCCGGTTCCACATCTTGGTAAACAAACGTTCAATATTTTCTTCTCGGATTGCCTTTTGACCACAGGCTTTCCTATCCTGAATATGTTTATGGCAGCACCACTGGACTTTTTCATAAGATTTTCCTATGTATAGTTTTTGCCTGCGGAATATGCTGCCGCACACCCCACACCGAATCCGGCTGCTAAATGCATAACGGTTCTGATATGCCTCTGAGTCCTTGACACACTGCTGTTCCTTTCGATATGTACAGAGCTTACGAACTGCTTCCGCTTCTTCTCTGCTGATAATAGGTTCATGGTTATCCCTGATCAGATATTGAGGAAGTTCTCCATGGTTCCGTTTCATTCTAAATGGTATACCTTCTGTAGTACAAGTCTTCTGTAAAAGCAGATCCCCTTCGTAAACCGGATTTTTAAGAATTTCTTTGACGGTTCCCTCCTGCCATCCATTTGACTTCCGGCTAGTAGGGATTCCCTCCTTCTGTAAGCTCTGAGCAATTGTATAGGAACCCATTCCCCCCAGATATGCTTCAAAAATCCTCCGTACTACTGCCGCTTCCTTCGGTTCAATGATCAGATTTCCATCTGGATCTTTACAATATCCATACGCAGGATCACTGATAATAAAGGTACCATTTTGAAATCTCCGTACCACAGACCATCTGACATTTGCAGAAATATTCTCTGATTCCCCTTGCGCAATGGAACTTAAGATAGTAAGAAGCTGTTCACTTTTTTCAGAAAGGGTATCAACCCGTTCCTTTTCAAAATATATTCCTATTCCAAGAGCCTTTAATTCACGAATCGCCTGAATACTGTCTACCGTATTTCTTGCAAATCGTGTGACTGATTTTGTGATAATATAATCATGCTGTCCCCGCCGGCAGTCCTGCATCATCTTCTGAAATTCATCCCGACCATTCAACTTTGTTCCGCTCCTGTCCTCATCCGCATAGATACCTGAAAAAATCCAGTTGTTTCGCTCTCCAATGAGCCGACTGTAGTATGCCACTTGAGCTTCCAGCGAATGCTTCTGATCTTCAGAATCTGTGCTGATCCTGCAATATGCACAAACTCGTTTTTCCTGTGTTTGTTCAAGGGACTGTATGGTACGGACCGGATCAATCCGTGTGACTTTCTTTTCCTTTTTTACCATCACTTTCCTTTTCCTCCATCTTCAGATATACCCTCTTTAAAATTCCCCCTCCTGTTAGCACCACACAATACCACAATTTTTGCTGGATATCTAGTGCTTTCAGCATATACTTTGGAAAGTTCCGGTTTAAATGTTAGACGGTTTAAAGCATCAATTTTTTCATACTCCTCCGGCAATAAAAAACCATTTTTCAACATCAGATCCAACAGCTTCACAGCCAGCTTATAACTTAATTCCCTGCTCTCTTTTTTCTCCAAACTAAACCCCTCCTAATTTTTTCTCAATGCTGGGTGGAGGAATCATCTGCTTTTGCTGCTTCCATATACCGTCAAAATATTATCTTAACCAGATCTCCATCCCGTATTCCGCCCATGTCACTGCCTGATCCTCTTCCCCAAAGTATTGGTCTGCCGCTTTTTTATCTACCTCCAGCACCTTTGTCGCTTTCTCTCCTGCCGATAACAATGCTGTCAGATGCTGCTCTATCTCCCGACGCATTTCCTCATCCTTACAAGAACTGATTTTTCCACTTGCTGCACGCAGCACCATTCTATCCCTCATATCCGTCACAGACATCCACTCCATCTCTGTCCCATACTTTCTGAACAATGCCGCCAGATTTTCCGGCTCCAGAGACACTACTTTTTCCAGGGTTTTTCTTGCTTTCGCATCAAAAAGATAGGCGTACCCAATACTGCCTGATTCTAAAATTTCATGGATTTTCTTTTCTTCCCCTTTGTTCATCCCTTTTGTGCCTCCCGTCACTTTCTATTACATATGCAGAAACTGCTCATATTCCACCTGTTCCCTGCCAAACTCCTCTTCAATCCCACTATCATCAAACAGCCCTAAGCTGACCGCCATTGCATATTCCACATCTTTCATCCTACCAGCTTCCAAATGCCCTATGTATTCGCCCAACCTGCTTTTATCCAGCACCCGGATCTGTTCCAGCAGCACCATTGACGTTCTTCCAATTCCAGCTTCCCCTGCATACACCGTCACATGGATCGGAAGATTATGTTTCCCCGTCTTGGCCGTCATCGGTGCAATAATGACCGTACTACTAAAATAATTTCCTTTATCATTTTGTAAGATCATCACAGGCCGTACCCCGCCCTGTTCGCTTCCAACTGTCGGCTGCAGATCTGCCCAGTAAACATCACCCCTCTTGATCATCCTTTCTCCTTCCTGCACAGCCTTTGAAACGGCGGCGGCTAAAACCGCCGCCATTATCTATATCAACTGCCGTGCCTGTTCTTCATCAACAGTTTCCTCAATATCCCTATTTGACACTACATCCCGGGATCGGACGCTCTGCGCCCTTGGGCGGCAGTCATAAACCAGCCATGGCTTCTGGCTGTCATGGGTTTTATGCCCCTCCGAGGTTCTCCCCGAGCCGCCCTCATTGCGTGTTCCCGCACCCGCGTGCAGGGCTGTGACTGGACGGAAGTATCATAATAGGCTGTTCAGGTCATTGCAAACAGCCCGCCACAGGCTGACCAGGGATGGATTGTTTCCGCTCTGCATCTTTGATGTCATCTTGTTTAACAGGCATCTTTCCTGCCTGCAGATGGTCGCCGCGCCTCCTCCGCCATGCTTTCCCTTCCGGGCTGAACAGCTAACGTATTTATGCTGCCGGTTATGGACTTGTCAATGTTCGCTCTCCCGCCGCATGTCCTGCTTACACGCCGGAAAATATCTGGAGTTTTTTCCTCCTACTTATATCCACGTTGGGAAAGCCTTCTGACAACCCTAAAATGACAAATTCTGTAAAATTTTTCTCAGTTTCTGCAAAATCCTCCCCCTCTGCTTATTTATGGCATTCTGTGAAACACAAAGCTCCCCTGCCAGCTCCCTCTCACTGCGTCCGCAAAAAAACAGCTGGATAATCAGGTATTGTTCCCGTTTTTCCAGCTGTCTGATCGCTCTGTGCAATTTTTCATATTGAAGTCTGCTACATATTTCCGCCTCAATATCCTGTTCCCCTCTGTCCGGGAACAGCCCCGCTTCCATCATCCTGTCAAGGGAATCCTCCCTTCCGGGCAGAATGCTTACTCTTCCTGTTTTTCGGTCAAGTACCGCCTGTTCTGCTTTCAGATCGTATTCCTGATACTGCATCTTCCTTTCTGTTTCCTTCAAAACTGAAATGATTTCTTCACTGGCCTCCGGATACATCTTCCGAAAATCCGGCAGCCTGCCTGCTTTCGCCATAGAGTTCCTCCATGTCTTTAAAACAGAACAGGCACGCCAAATAATTTTCATTCGTATATTTCCTCCATTATTTTATGGATTCTAAATTGATACACGGTCCTCCTCATTCCGTCTCTTCTTCCAATAAAAACCCTTCACTTATTAGCCGTTAAAGAAAGGAAAGTGCCAAAAATACAAATAATTTTGTTTACATTATTTCTAATATTCTCTTTTTGATCTCACCACTGCCGGATAATAATAGCTTTTTACACAAGAGAACCACTTATGTCAAAATTACAACTTCTATTTATCAGAACTGTACACTGCTGAACGTACCATAAAAAAACCAGGCAAGAAACCTTTAAAACAAGATTTCTTACCTGGTTTACATTTTTGTCAGAATAAAGCTATCTTTAAATCATCCTAAATAGTAGCTTTATAATACCAGACGCACCTAGGAATATAATCTCTGAGGTATACATAATAATCGCCTAAGTGCTTACCGCCTTTCGTTACACTTACCTGAACCAAACTATCTCCTGCATAAATTTTAAAAGATTTTTGACCATCATCTCCGGAACCTGAATCTCCAGGGCGATAGTTGTAAGGTGTTATATAATATGGTGTCGAATCGGTAACGATATCATGATACAGCGTATCATTACTGAGCACTGTATATAATGTTGAGAAAAGAATATCTTCTTTTTCTGAAAGAGTCGGAAAATATAAATTTTTCAACAAAACATCCGTTCCCGGAACAAATGTATCCACCGCATTATAGATAAGCTGCTTTAACGTAACATCTTCGCCATTGCGCTCCATATCTGCGTATTTCATTAAATATGAAAGTACGGAACCTACCGTGCCAAAAAAACTTGACGCAAACTCTGCAAGTTTACCTCCTCCATTCAGTGCCTTAATCCTCTCAGCAGTATATTTTTCATAATGTTCTACTTTTAAAGTATATTTTTCCTCTGGACTCTGAGTTGGAAAAGGGAAAATAAAGCGACCTTTATCATCTCCAAAATTCTCATAGCAGTACTGATATTCATCCTTACGCCTAATTTCCTGAAGATCAAATTTGATGGAATTAACCGTATCCTTCGCCTTTTCTTCTTTAAGCCGATAATTGATACATTCTAGTGCGATCTCAATATTACGATCTTTTTCGCTAAGAACAGCATTATCCATTTTAAAGAGAGAAGTCGATTCAGGTTCTGGAACTTCTTCCGGATCAAATGGCGCCATTTTTCTATAATTTTTGGATACGATCAAATTATCTATTTCAATAGTACTTCCATTGACCGTGTACTTTACTGTAGAAATTTGATCAAACATCCAATTAGACGGAAGTAAATATCCTAAATTTCCGCTATAACCAGTTGACATATCCGACACAAAGCTGCTTATAGCATAGCCTTTATCTGAATATTACGGTACGGCAGAGCCGCCAGTCCGGTGTGGCGAGAGCCACCTGTCCGGACTAACGGAGCCACTCCATTTTGTTT